ACCTTGCAAGTTACCAGCTTTAATTTGTTCTAATGTCTCTAGTGATTCTGTTAAGTCTACATCCTCACCTCTAGCCTTTGCATCTTGCAATCTAGATATATTCTTAAGCATGAACTGTTCAGCACCTGCCGCATCGTTATTTGTGATGAATGGCTTTAGCATCTGGCTTGTTTGGTATATATTCTTAAATCTAGCCTCATTCCTAGCTGCCGCTATGTTCTGGGTATTAATATCTATACCCTGCTGAGCTTGTTGTGCTAACAGTGGATTCATTACGTTAGCTTGTTGGAGTACCTGCTCGTTCTGCCTGCCTTTTTGTGCGTTCAGCAATGCATTCTGAAAGGTACTTACAACTCCGCTTATATCGGGCGCTTTTGCTTCTAACGCTATTCTAGGGTCGATAGCCATTATTTGTTTACTCCAAGCATGCCATAGTTAACTTTCATAAAGCCTCTATCCATCGTTATTGCCTCTGGGTTTTTAGCCTTAACTTCATCAGCCATGACGCCACTGCTTGAGCCTGCTAGTCCAAGGTTATAAGCTTTATCGTTCCAATCCCACGAATAGATGTTGTGGCCGTTAGCTACGCCAATTTTGATTATGTTATCTTTTAGTGATGGGTCAGAGAATATACTTAATTCATCCGGTGCAAACATTCCTGCGCCTGACATACCACCAGCAACACCTGCGGCTGTTTTAAGCAATCCTGCTGCTCCTGCTGCTTTTGCGTTCTTAGCTGCTACATGTCCTGCTGCTGTTGCTGCTGCTGCGCTGCCTAACAAGTTACCAACATTAGCTTGATTACCCATAGCTAAGTTAGCTTGATTAAGTGCTGTATTACCAATTATATCAGCTTTACCTCCTGCTAAGCCACTTGATATATTGGCTTGGTTAATTGCTGTATTTTGGCCTATGTTAGCTTGTTGGCTTGCTGCATTCTGTCCCATAGTTAACTGATTTTGTATTGCGTTCTTTTGGTCTGCTATCATCGGCTGACCTACTAGCATAGCGTTCTGGCTCAATTGCTGCATTGTATCACCAGCAGATAATCGACCTCTAGCCGCCGCCATTTGATTAGTTTGGGTGTTAGCGTTATCTAAACCCATCTGAAATAGTGGGTTGTTTTGTAGGAAATCAAACTGAGCATTAGGGTCTGTTAAGAATCCTGCTTGGTCTACGCCTTGCTGGCCTAGTTGAGCGTAGGGGTCATATAAGCCACTAGCTTCTCGACCTGCTCTATTTAACCCACGGCTTGCTGCGTCTGCGCCTTGTGATAGAGCGTTTAGTTGCTTTGAGCCTGCAAGCCCTAATCTGGCCTCTTGAGTTTGGCCTGTAGCCTCTAACTGCTCCGCGTTTAATGTTGCCGCGTCTGATTGCAATACACCTGCATGTTTTGCAGCGTTTGCGGATGTCTCACCTGTTAAGTGTCTTACGAATCCCATAATAGAACCTTAGTATTGTATATTTTACCGCGCTTCAAGAAGTTATTTAACTGTGTGTCAATCACTTTAAAGCCGTTTAGTTTGGCGAAATCCAGTACATTCTTATAGAATTCTGGAATCTCTGCGTACAGTGGTCGAGTTCTATCCATTAATAGGAGTGATTGTTCGCCAAATTGTTTTGCGTATTCTTTTCTGTGCTTAGGTAATACTTGAACATGGCATTCCTCACCGTCAAGGTAAGGGTGATAAATCATTAGACCAATTATAACATTATTAACGTACCCTGCATAATATCGGCAATCCTCACCCATTGGTGGCTCAAAGTCCTTAGATTCTGGGCTGTTATCATCACTAATAGTGTCGTATATGGCCTCATCACATAGAACGTGCTTTATCACATCTATGTCATTGGTTTGCTTGATTATCAAATCTCTCGGCCTGTTACTGTGAAGTATATGGATGCCAATGCTGAACACTCTATTTTTAATGTACCACCAGCAGGTATAATCTGATTGACGATACCTATACCTAAATCATTCTCATTCCATACCACTATCTTGTATGGTATTTGTGGCTGAGTAACACCAAATGATGATGTTATATAAGCACCATAGCTAGCGTTAACTGCTGATGTATTGGATGCTGTGAATGATTCAATAACAACATCCTGACTACTAGGAGCTGTGTATAGTACCTGTGGCGTATCAATTGCATTAATGGTTAAGTTATCTACTATCTGAATAGTTGCCATTATCTTTCCTTACACATAGTTTTTAGATTCACGCACAATAAGTATGCTGCTATCAAATATCTTACATGAGCCAGTACCAGTGAATGTTAGATATATAGAGCCGCCATTAGTAACAAATGTGCTGCCAGTAAATACAGGAAACGATATCGTAACAGGCTGCTCTGCGCCACCCTTTAGTAAAGGTATCGTGTGTGAGACAATAACACCTAAACCACCACCAATATCAAGCTCAAATCTTAACTCAGGAGTTGTACCTGCATAATCTTCAGCTTTAAAGCTAACCCTAACACTATACGTATCAAAGGCAGCTATTGGTACAATCTTATTTGCTACTGTATCCCATAGATGGCCAGCCACACCAACATCGGAAGGTAACTTCGATATAGTTGATGAACCACCATCATTAATCCACAAGGCGCGTGTTCCTGTCGGTATAGTCTGTGTTGGTGTAGTTACCGTTGTGTTTGTATCAGTAAGCTGCTCCCAGCCTTGAATTCGTATGAACTCGCCACCACCTAATCCATCACTAACAAACATACCACCCGGTACTGCCGCCGGAGTATCACCCTCAACAACCTTTAGCCTAGTATCCAAGCCGGTTACATCAGTTTGTAGTGTTGTTATGTTACCCTCTGCCGCTAACACATCAGACTCTAGTACTAAAATATCTGCTTCTGCCGCTACCACATCCGCCTGCAATGTTACTATACTAGCTTCCGCTACATCTAAATCAGTCTGTAAGATACCTACATCAGACTCTAGTGCTGTAATATCGGCCTCGATTACTACATCTTTAGCGTATAACTCTGTAAAGTTAGCCTCTGCCTTTGTGAATGCTGTGTATAAAGTATCACCAGCTTTAGCGTTCTGTGTACCTATGATTATGTCTTGCTTTGCCATTATGCTACAGCCTTATCAGTGGTGATTAAACTTGTGTCTATGGTAAAACCTGATGTATCTACAGTGAACTCAGGCAAACCGCTTATTTGTTTTTGCATCCATTGTACTTGTGAACTGTTACCATTGCTACTTGAGTTGGTTAGGTTATTTAGTGGGTCGTCATTGCCGCCTAGCTTCTCCCATAACTGAAATATAACAGTATTTTGCTGTTCAAAGAATGCCCTAGTCACCCTATCCTTAAGGAACTCAGGAGGTATTCTTAGGAATGGTGGTGGATTAACAAAGTTAGCCATTATCTACCTGCCATTTTCAAATCAATATTAGCACTATATACGGAGTAGTTAACCGGGTCACTAGATGATAGTCTCAACATACAATCGTAGAATGTTTTCATATTATCCCATTTAACCTTAAGAACAAACTCACCTAACCTACCAACTCTGGGCCAAGCTCCTGCGGTCCAAGTTCTGCCACCATCAAAAGATGCTTCCATCATTATTCTAGGGTTATCGCCTTGCCCTGCTATAACACCTACGCCTGTTTCCATACTAACAACAACTCTAGACATAGTAATAGCATCACCTAATGATCCGCCTATCAATCTAGCGTCAATATTAGTCATAACCCTTACTCTTTGTAGTGGGTCACCATTGTTTGTATAGCAACTTAAATCTAAACAGTAGATATTGCCATTAGTAGCATCTGCTACATATTCGTGGCCGTAAACGCTAATTACACTTGAGCCTTGCCACTTGCCATCATCAGTACCGCTTGATAATTCAAACCACCCATTCTCACCTAGTGCTTCATTAACAGTAAATGTCTTATTGGCTGTAGGGAATGTGATTGTGTAGAAGTTCTGACCCTCAAAAGTGTATGTATACCCGATAGCATCATCTACTACAGCAAAGTTTGATATAGCATGGCTTATTGCGTCTGTACTTATACGCTGCTTAGTACCTGCCTGTGCAACATAAATAGCATTATCATCACCAAGCCAATAGAAAGCCTCATCAGTTTTAGCTATAGAGTATGGTGCTGCTAGTCCTACATTGAATATACGGCCTTGTAACTTGTCGATAGGTGGAGCACCAACGCCTGAGTTATACCAACCCACAATAGAGCGAACACCACAACGATATATAATCTCTTCAAATACAAAGTCACGCACCATAGCATCAGGTAACGTCTCTTCACCCACTCTATTTAGTCCGCTGGCTACAGCGCCATTACCAACATTTGATACGGTAGAGAAGTCAGCAAATGTATATATGAACTGGTTATTAAAGAAGTCTACTGATATAGCGCCTGTGATGTTTGTATCTGTTACCTCTACTACTGTAAGTGTGTCTGTGTTGTACTGCCATACTTTCTCACCCGGTACTACGATGAACATATTAATACCATCGTCTGCTATAATACATCTAGCAGTGCCAGATATAGTACCACGCAATGTATGAACGCCTAGTTTACTAATCTCATATAATGAATCACCCTTAACCTGATAAAGAACCTCAGCCATACGATGAAAGCCACGGTCTAAACCTTCCTCATTACTCAATGCACGTAACCCCGGAAAAGGCATTAATACATATGGGTCCTTACCGCCCTCGCTATACTGTTGATACCAGTTTTTAGTTTGCTGGCTAGATAAAGGTTTAGACCTACTTTGATAGCTAGGCCCTGTTACATTGATTGGTAAGGTTACGAATGGCATTACACTATCATCCCGTCAATACTCATTGTAGGAGCCGGACCATAACGGCCCTTCTTGTCTGCTTTGTTAGCGCCTTTAATGGCACTTAATGCAAGTTGTGTATACTTTAATGCTTGCTCTTGGTCTTGTGAGTAGAAGTACACTTGAGCTAGTGTACCGTATAAATAGATGCTCGGATGCGCTGTTAGTACCTCGTTAGTTTGTACTGATACACTAAGCGATGCCGCCTTACGATAATACTGTATTTCTAATGTGTATTCTGAATCAGGCACTCTATCAAACTGAATCTGGTCGCCTATGATAGTAAAGAATGTTGGCTTACCTGTGGTTACTTGTTTGTACATCTGCTCAGGGGCTTGAAATCGTAATTCACCGCCATTGTCGTTAGTAACTAGCCTAACACTGCGTGCTGATTCAAAGTCAGTAGGTAAGCTTACGTACTGGCCTGTGGTTAGCTGTGTGGTGATAGTCTCCATACTACGAACAGTTAACACTTCCATTTCATTTGAGTACATAGCATTTTCAGCTAACTGAATAAAAGTAGGTATCTTTGTTCCTAAGTCATCACGGTGAGACCAATCAATTATCTCTTTGATTAAATTATCGTAAGTGTCTAACATTAAATCATGCCTTGTTTAGTTCTCAATGCGTTCCAATCTGGAGAATT